TGACGAACCTCAAGACCAGCCACCAAAAGATGAAGGTGGCGAAGAGGGACAACAAGATAATGAACAAAATCTCATATAGGAGTCTAAAAAATGAGTGACAACGAAGAAAATATAAATAGTAACTTAGAAGCAACAACTAGTATTGTCGATGACATTGTTAGTGGTGAGTTAGCAGATGCTCAGAATGCAATCAAAGGTATTTTGAGTCAAAATATGGCCGATGAAATTGAAGGTCACAAACAAGAATTTGCAGCGACTTTGTTTCAAGACGAACCAGAGGTTGAGGTAGAAGATACCGAAGAAATTTCTGCGGAAGTCGAAGAACCAGAAGTCGAAGCTGAGGTTGCAGAAACTGAAGAATAGGATTGACTATGAAGACTTTTTCACAATTTCTAGAAGATGATTTAGACGAAGCGGTAAAACGTAAAGTTGTTATCCGCGGCGGCAAGCGTAAGATTAAGTTCAGATCAGATCGTGCTGGGTATAAAGTTGATGGAAATAAAAGAGAAATTAAAATTTCTGCAGCAGATAAAATCAAAATGAGTTTGAGAAATAAAAAATCCGCTCGTAAGAGAAAGGGCAAGGTTGCAATTTCTAATACTAAGAGAGCGAGATCTATGGTCAAACGTACAGGAATCTAGATATGAAACTAATAACAGAAATTTGCGAAGATCTTATTGTAGAAGAAAAAGGAAAAGACCTTTATATTGAAGGAGTCTTTCTTCAGTCAAACATAGAAAACCGAAACGGTAGAGTATATCCAAAGGAAGTTCTTGAGAAAGAAGTTAAGAGATATACTGAAAATTATATCAATAAAAACAGAGCGTTTGGAGAATTAGGTCATCCCGATGGCCCTTCAATAAATCTGGAAAGAGTTTCTCATATGATCAAGTCTCTTACTTTAGACGGAGATAATTATGTCGGCAAGGCCAAAATCATGAAAGAAACTCCTTATGGTGCAATAGTTTCAAATCTTATCAAGGAAGGTGCGTCTCTTGGTGTTTCTTCTAGAGGTATGGGAAGTGTGAAGTCTACAAAGGAAGGTAACAATATAGTTCAAGGTGATTTTTACCTTGCTACTGCTGCTGACATTGTGGCAGACCCATCTGCTCCTGATGCATTCGTAAATGGAATCATGGAAGGAAAAGAATGGATTTGGGATAATGGTATTATCCGCGAAGCACAAATTGACAATTATCGAAGTGCAGTCGAGTCTGCAAAATCTAAAGAATTGGAATCCACTAAGTTGGGACTCTTCGAAGATTTCTTTGAAAAATTGTCTAAAAACTAAATTATTATAAATATTTGGTAAAATCAACTCAATTAGGAGAATAATACAATGGCTAATGAACTAGAAGTCAATGAAGTTGAAGAACTAGAGAATTCAGTAGAGTCTGAAGAAATTTCCGAAGAGTCTCAAGACGAACTAGTTCAAGAAATTTCTGAGGATGGTGCTAATGAAGCGGTAGAAGAAATTCTTGCTGAATTAGACGAAGAGGAAGTTTCTGAAGAAAGTGAAGAAGAAGAGTCTTTGGCAGAAGGCGGTTACGGCAAGAAGAAAATGAAGGAAGCCGACGATGAAGAAGACGAAGAAGAACCTAAGAATTCTTTTATGATGAAGAAGAAGGTCAAGAAAGAAGATATTGATGTCTCAGAACACATTGATGCAATGTTGTCTGGACATGAATTGTCCGAAGATTTCCAAGAGAAAGCCCGCACAATTTTCGAAGCTGCTGTTCTAGAACAAGTAAACGCAGAAGTTGAAAAGATAGATCAACAGTACAGCGAAGATTTTCAGAACTCAGTTCTTGAGGTCAGATCACAAATTGCAGAAAAGGTAGATGAGTATCTGTCTTATGTTGCAAAAGAGTGGTTGGAAGAGAATAAGGTTGTTGTCGAAAGCAGTCTTAAGCTGGAAATCATGGAAAACTTCATCTCTGGTATGAAGACAGTTTTCGAAGAAAACTACATCGAAGTACCCGAAGAGAAGAAGGACTTGTATGCAGAAGCAGTTGCTGAAGCAGAGCAAGTTAAAGAACAACTCAATGAAGAAATCGAAAAGAATGTTAAACTTTCAAAAGAAGTTGAATCTGTTCAGAAAGATGGAATCATTAGGGATGTCGTGGAAGGTATGACTATCCAACAGGCTGACAAGATTCGTTCTTTGTCTGAAGGGGTAGAATTTACTTCTACTGAAGATTTTGCTGAAAAGGTTAAAGTCATTAAGGAAAATTATTTTCCAAGTGAAGAAACTGTTTCTAGTGAAATTGTAGATGGTGAAGAAGAAGTTACTGCGGTCGAAGATTCCCAGGCGGTGTTGGAAGAACAAGCTGCTAAAGAAACTATGAACCCAGTAATGGAAAACTACGCAAGAGCAATCTCAAGGTTCAGTAGAAAACAGTAAAAATCAAAATATTATAAATAATAACTGTAAATTAAGAAAAACTTGACAAAAACTTAATTGAATTAATCCAAAGGAGACTACGATGTATACAGAAATGCATTTGTCAGAGCAACTTCAAGAGAAGTGGAAGCCAGTAATCGAGCATCCCGATCTTCCTCAGATCGAAGATTCTTATAAGAGAGCGGTAACTGCTATGCTTCTTGAGAACCAAGAAAATGTTGCAAGAGAAGAAGCATCAATGTTGACTGAAGGGCCGATAAATGCAGTTGGTGGCGGTATGTCTCCAGTTGTCGGCGGCGAAGGCAACATTAAGGGTATGGATCCCGTACTGATTTCATTGATCAGACGTTCTATGCCAAACCTAATGGCTTACGATGTTCTAGGTGTTCAACCTATGAGTGGCCCAACAGGTCTTATCTTCGCTATGAAATCGCAATATGGCGATCAAGCGGGAGAGGCACTTTACAGTGAAGCAGATACTGCTTTCTCTGGTGCTTCAAGTCCTGTTCATAATGGTACTGATCCATTCAGTGGTGCTGAAGTATCTGGTTCTGGTTCATCTGCTGAACTAGACTATTCTGCTAGCGATTACACAACTGGTGGCCCTGCTGCTACTGCTAAGGCAGAAGCATTGGGAGACGGTTCTGTATCAGGAATGGGTACAGGCGGTCACTTCAATCAGATGTCATTCTCAATCGATAGAGTATCTGTCACAGCGCAATCAAGAGCACTGAAAGCAGAATACACTATGGAATTGGCACAAGATCTGAAGGCAGTTCACGGTCTAGACGCTGAAAGCGAATTATCAAACATTCTTTCTTCAGAAATCACTGCTGAAATCAACAGAGAAGTTCTGAGAACAGTATACGCAGTTGCAAAGCCTGGCGCACAAGCTGGTGTAACTACGAAGGGTGTTTTTGATCTAGATGCTGACGCAGATGGTCGTTGGTCAGTAGAGAAGTACAAAGGTCTTCTTTACCAGATCGAAAGAGAAGCAAACGCAATTGCTAAAGAAACTCGTAGAGGAAAAGGTAACTTGGTTATCTGTTCTTCGGACGTTGCCTCTGCTCTCGCCATGTCAGGTGTACTAGATTACAACCCTGCACTACAAACTAATCTTTCAGTTGATGACACAGGTCAAACTTTTGCCGGTGTTCTTAACGGAAGAATGAGAGTTTATATTGATCCTTACTTCACATCAACTTCTGGATATGAGTTGTTGGTTGTAGGTTATAAGGGATCTTCACCTTATGATGCTGGTATTTTCTACTGCCCATACGTCCCATTACAAATGGTTCGCGCAGTCGGCGAAAATACTTTCCAACCTAAGATTGGATTCAAGACCCGATACGGAATTGTTGCAAACCCATTTGCCTCAATGAGTTCTGGTTCAAACCAATACTACAGGAAGGTTGCGGTATCAGGATTGACAGCAATCGGTTAATCGATTACTTAAAATCTAAAAAGAAAAAAGGGACTTCGAGTCCCTTTTTTTGTGGGTGATCATAAATAGTTTGGTCGTTAAACGACTTCCATTCTTATTTAAATTATTGAAGAGCAATTCTTCATAAAAATGTGATAGAAGGGGCATCGCCCCCTTCTTTTTTGGAAAACTCAAATACTTTT